CCATCATCTTTTGCTCTAGCTCTATAAGTTAAATCACCATATTGTGGTGAAGCTTTTTGTACAGTCTTAACAGAGAAATCCATTCCAACTTTAGCACCTTCAGCAATTTTAGCTTGCTTACCTTCCAATATTTCTTTATATTGGTCATTTTGTTCTTTTAATGATTGGTTACGAGCTGTTAATGATACTCTTTGTATAGCTTCAGCAGTTCCCCTTTGTATAGAATTTTGCAAATCAACAACTGTAGATGATATCTTTACATTCGATTGATTTAATTGATTTTCAAAAGATGCTACTAATATTTTTTGGGCATCAACATCAACCCTTAAACTCTCAGAAACTATTTCAAGTTCGCTAACCTTTGCTGTTAAATCTACTACAATTGTATTAAGTCTAATAACTTCTTCCGTTAAATCAATAACAGATTGAGTTACTTCATTATATACCGGTCTAGGAACATCATCATCTAATGGTGGTGGTTCTGTTGGTATTAATTCAAATATACGAGTATCTATTGATTTTTGTAAATCATTTTCATTGTATTTTGGATTTGATAATTTTCCAAAAACAACACCATCTTTATCATTTAATTCGTTAAATTGATATGAATTTTCGCTAGTTTTTGACACAACCAAAGAACCACTTTTACTTATACTATCAAGTAAAAATTCGTTTCTTAATCCTGATGATGTTTTAAATACTGCCATATTAGCTATTTGTAATACTAAATGTTATTTTATTATCGTAATATTTTACATCACCATTATTATCAACTTTAAATTCAATTTTGTAAACTCTACCCGTTTCCCAATTAGAAAAATTTAATTTAATATAGTTTCCTTCGGAATCACAACTAATTTTTGAATATTCACTAAAAGGAATTATAATATCTTCTGATGCAAAATCTTTGATTTGATAATATGTTGTTTGTGGTAGATATTTTATATCGTTATATACAAACTGATTTGTAAATGTTTTAACAGGATATAATTCTCTACCAAATATTCTTATCTTTGGATTAGTATCTTTTTTATATTCATTTTTAAATGATTTAACATCAACTTTAATATCAGAAGCTGTTAATGGTAGTAACGAACCAGTAATATATGATTGGTCATTCCAACCTATTCTAATTTTAGGTTGATGAATTGTAAATGTTTCTTTACTAAATAATCGTAATATACCATAATCTTGTGTATTACTTTCTATATTTTCAGGAAACAAAGTTGAGTTTGCGAACTTTAACATCAATCCATCGTTAGGAATAGAACCTGTCATCCAAACTTTTAACATTGCTTTGATATCCATATTAATATCACCTCTCTCATAATTGAATGTTTGAGATGCACCATATTGAGTCCACCAAGTACCACCACTACCATCGTTTATACTTGCGGTAGTAAATGAATTAAAATCATTATCTAACCAATTTATTTTAGTATCACCTTCTCTATAATTCCAATTTACGCCCTTTGTAGTAATTGCATCAAATCTAGTACCAATACCCATTTCCCAACTTCCAGATATAGGATTTGCATGAATTGTATATTCTAATGGTATTTCTTCTGCTTGAGATTCTTTTACCATTAAAATTGCTTCACTCATACCAATATTTCCATATGTTATTGAAGAAGATAAATATCCTAAATCAAACTTCAGTAAAGCATGGGAAACATCTTTAACATTACCAAAGAAAACTTTACTAACTTCCAATATTTCATCCAAACCAGTATTTTGATTTGGTTGTTGTAAGTACACCGATGCATCTTTCGATGCTGTTAAAAAATAGTATGCCATTATATTGCCCTCCCTTTTATGTCTGAATTCGGAAACTTAAGTTCAAAAATAGAAGGGTCTAATGATGGATATACCACTTTATTTTTTGTTGCAGTTGCTATGTTATATGAATTTGGTGAATATCTACCTCCACATTTATTTGTTATCTGAAGTTTTGGAACAGACCTAACACCATCAACATTTGCTATTAATACTTCTAATTCACTTAAATTAATTGTTTGGTTAAAAGACCAATTATCTATATTAAAATATCTTTGTAACTCTAATATACATTTAGTAACTACTTCGGATTTATTATCATTTCTTTCGCAAATTATTTCAAATTCAACACCAATGTTTATAATAAACCCATCGGAAAAATTAACACCATCGGTTAATATTTTGTATTCGTTTAAATATGTTTTTAAATTTTCTTTAACTGCTCTATTGACAGGAGTTAATTTTCCAGAATTATCTAAACCTAACATATATAGGTTAATAGCAAATGGATTATTTTTTTCATTTTCATTAGATGTTTTTCCAATTAAAAATTGTGTAATATCTGAAGTAACTGAAGCTCTTGTTGGTTCTTCATTATCCGATTTATTTACAAAATCCATAACTAAGTCCGTAAATTCTTGTAGAACATTTGGAGATGCTAAAATAGATGATGGTGAATTATTATCCAATTTTCCATCGGCCGTTGCATAGCATTTAGAAATTGCACCATATTTTGCAGGCATTGATAATGCTCTAATCTGATAATCTTTTGCTGTAACTGCTCTATTTTGTGCTCCAAAATTACCCAAAGCGTTTTGTCTAATTTCTTCAATTGTTTCTGCACCTCTACCACCAGTTGCTGGTATTTTATTAGTAACTGCTATTGAGTTTTTTAAACTATTATATGTTCCAATTTGTGCTGTGTTTAAATCAGCATAATCATTATCAAATTCAATAGATGTTATATTTGAAAGTTGCCCGGCTTCAATATTAGATGAAACACCACCACCTGTATAATATTTTACAGTGATTGTTGTATTTGAAGGTGATATTCCGTATGATTTTGTCTTTAAAAAATTAGTTGGGTCAAATGAAGCTTCCAATCTACTAATAGAGTTTGGTAGGCCTAATCCAACATTTTTAAAATTTGGAATTAAGTTTTCTTCTTCTGTGTTTGGATTTCCTGCGCCAAATTGAATAGTTGTTGTAAAATCCGAATTAACTTTTGCAACAAATCGTCTAGGTGTTTTTAATGTTTTTATAATATAAGGTACAGTATCTTTAAATTGAACAAGATCTGGGTCATTTAAAGAAGTATTTGGATAATCTAAAAATACCATTTCTTGTGCTAAATAAGGAACTTCATAATATTTGTTTCCATTAGAATCCCTTACATCATATATTTCAATTATATTAGTATTTTCTAAAACTATATTTGCAAATTGTTCGTATGAACCAAATTCAAAAGTGTCTTCTTCTGGAATTGCCGAAATTGCTTGTACATATTTTTTAATAAGATACAATGTAGGGTCTCCTGTATTTGCATCTCTTTGGTATATTGTAATTTCTCTATTATTTGAATCACTAAAATCTATTACATCGGTAGTTATAAATTTAATAGAATCGTTTTTAGATTCAACTACCATACCTTGTTTTATTCGTAATAAATATTTACTATCAATAGTATTTGCTAACCCACTACCAATTGATGGAGCTAATTGATATATCTCTAATGTTGTTGTAGCGGGTGCTGTTACTTTTGGTTTATATCCTAAAAATTGTGCTAATGCTATTACATTTTCTTGGTCTTCCGCTGTTGTTATTAATGATTCTTTAAAAGTATCATCTACATAATAAGAAAGAACATCACCTACATAAGATGCCATTTCAATAAACATCATACCAGGAGATGCCTCTGTAAAATCCGTATTTGTTTTAGGAAAATATGTTTTTGCAAATTCTACTAAATTATCTTTAAATGCAGAAAAATCTTTATTAAGATATTTTATATCTTTTCCGCTGTATGTTTTATTGCTGGGTGTTGAATTCATATTATGGTGCTGTTTGTTGAACGTTGATTGATACTACTCCAGAATTACCAGTATTTCTACTTCTAAACTTCAATGATATGTTCACTAAATTTTTATCTCTGTTTTCATTACTCATATCAACATTTATTTCATCAATATTAACATTTGGTATATATCTTTCAACAGAGTTTGTTATTATTTCTTGAACCTTATCTTCGAAATCATCTGTTATTTGTTCGAACAATAAAGTTTCTACGCCTGTCCCAAATAATGGATTCATTATTCTTTCACCTCGTTTTGTTAATAATAAATTTTTTATATTAGATTTAAGTTGTTCTATTTCAGTATAATTTTGCTTAAACGCAACATTAGTTATCTGAATTGGCAAGGCTAATCCAACTGCGTAATCATCATATTCTTTAGATTCTATTATTGGTTTTCTACCTAATATAATTGCCATTACTTCTTAAATCTTTTTACAAGTTCTGAATAATCTCTATTCAAA